GAGTTGAAAAACACGCCAATGTAGCAATGGATTCAGGAACATCAATGATTAGAGATATTATTGCACAGATTGTTTAAAACATTGGAAGTTGGATAAGAATTGGAGGAACCACAATGTTACTAAGATTCAAAAAGCACAGCAACGGCTGGAGCATTAAGAGGAAAAAAAGAGGACACGCAGACTACCAACCTTTCATCAGGTGGTACAAGGACGAGCGAACATTAAGAATTTGGTATCACACATTTTATACAAGAGATTTTCAGTTTTAGGAGGAGAAGATGATTAAGTCAAACATAAACGAAGGAATAGAAATTTCAGGAACAGTTATCGACATACTGGCTGAAACTTCTTCACTATTGCGGGCTTTAAAAGAATTTTTAGCAAATAAGCTAGGTGAAGAGGAGGCTGCATTTTGGTATGCCAAAATAATAAAAGTAGCCGAAATGACCGATATTGAAATAATGGAGGAGACTAATTTGATGTTAAATGAACTACACAATATGTTAGCCGAAAAAGGTTGACAAACCTCGTGCCTACAGCACAAGGGAAACCTCGAAAAAGGTCGTATCATTATGGTATCAAAACGAAAGGAGCAAAGGAATGATACAGACAACCATTAGGATACCAACAGAGCTACACGTAAAGCTTAAGGAATTGGCGAAGAAAAGAGGTTTGACAGTTAATGCGTTAATTATTCAGGCTTTATGGAAATTATAGGAGGTGAGTAATATGCCTGAAAAGCAATTTATGGGAGCAAAGGATATTGCTCAAACAATGGAGTGTAGTCTTTCTTTTGCATACAAGTTAATTAAACAGATGAATGCAGAATTAAAAGAAAAAGGCTACATTACAATGTCAGGAAAAGTTCCAACAAAATATTTTAATGAGAGATTTTATTCATAGAAAGGGGTGATTGAATTGGTGGGAGCAATTAACAGCTTAAGAAACTTAAGGCAGACCTGCATTAAGTATTCAGGAAGTTGTAAGAGCTGTCCCTTGGGCAGACAGATGAACATTAATAACACTATGTGTCCGCATCTGACTAAGCCAAATAGTTGGACGGATGAAAAGACTACCGAAATGGTAAGAAAGATTGGAGGATAAGGATGATTATTGTAGACAAAAACAAGGCAACAATGGCAGGTCCTGATGAATTAATTGAATGTGAGGCAATGATATTTGTGGAGGCTGTAAAGAGGCATTTTATAAAAAAGCATGGTGAAAACATAGGAAAGGAAATGTTTGAGATGTTGCTGGAATGTTCTGTGATGTCGGATGAAGAAGCTGAAAAGCGTGTAAGAGAAAACAAAAATAAACTGTCAAGAGAAGAAAATGAAATGTTGAATAAATTCATACATTTAATGTTCAGTTAGGAGAGCTTATGGAAACAAACAAAAGACTTGAAGTGAAAGAAGTTAAAAGAAAAGAGCCTGAATGTACTGCAATACGTTCAAGCTCATACAAAAACAAACCACTTAAAGATTACCACATTATCGCTGAAAAGTACAGAGTACTTAACGGATTCAAGAACGTGGTAATAGGAGTAATAACAGGAGCAGTGATGTTAGTCAATGGCTGGATTGAGGTAGACAGCAAGGCAGGGCAGTTACTTGTGGCTCTGGGAATGGTGATACTGGTTACATTATTGATGCACTGTACGGATGAAATTCTTAATGAACAGGTTGATTAGAAATGGTTACAAGAAAGAAATTTGCAAGTAAACCTGAATGGCTTCTTGCAAGAAAGGGAAAGATAGGTGGTTCTGATGCAGCAGCAGTGTTGGGACTTAATCCCTACAAGAACAATGTGGAGTTTTGGAATGAAATGGTTGGAATAACCAAGCCAAGAGACATATCAAATGAACCGTATGTAATATATGGAAGCAGGGCAGAGGAACACATAAGAGCAATATTTGCATTGGACCACCCGGAATACAAGGTTGAATACTTTGGTGATAACATGCTTCTCAATGACAAGTATCCGTTTGCTCACGCATCACTTGATGGAGAACTGACAGAACTTGAAACCGGGAGGAAGGGCATATTTGAATGCAAGACCAGTGAGCTTTTTGGTTCAATGCACAAGGAAAAATGGGATGGTGAACACATCCCGGACAATTATTACATACAGGTGCTTCATTACCTGATGGTGACGGAATATGAGTTTGTCGAACTCAGGGCACAGATAAAGAGTGTGTGGAATAAGAGCATAAGACTAATCACAAAGGATTACCACATTGAAAGGGCAGATGTTGAGGAAGACATTGAAATAATAAAAAGGTCAGAAAGGGAGTTTATGGAGCTTGTGAAAAAAAGAAAAAAGCCGGCTCTCATTCTGCCGGAAATTTAAAACAGGAGGAATACCAAAAAGATGGAATTAAAAATTTACAATCCAACAATGGATAATGCACTAAAGCACATTGATTGGAACTTTGAGGAATTAAAAAAAGAAGTTACTGAAAAGGCAAACGTGTACAAGTCATTGGTGTACACGGATGAAAACATAAAGGAAGCAAAGGCTGACAGGGCAGCACTTAATAAGTTCAGCAAGGCATTAAATGACGGAAAGAAAGACGTCAAGAAGATGATGCTTGAACCATACAGTGTGTTTGAAGGCCAGGTAAAGGAACTGATTGCAATTGTAGATGAGGCAAATGCCAACATTGACAGTCAGGTAAAGGCTTATGACCAGAAGAAAAGGGAAGAGAAGCTCATAAAGGTTGAGGAGATATATGACAGGACCTTTGCAAGTGCCGAAGAGCTGAAGGAGATACTCACATTCAAACGTGTTTTCAAGGAAAGTTATCTAAATTTGACAACAACATTAAAGTCAATAACCAATGAAATGGAGCATATGAGAGACAGTGTAAGACACGACTTGGAAGTCATTAATGCTGAAACCGGTGAATATCAGTTTGAAATGAAACAGAAATACATTGAAACCCTCAACATTACAGAAGCATTGATGGTTAAACAGACATACGAGGAAAATGCAAGAAGAAAAGCCGAGTATGAGGCAAGAAGAAAGGCAGAACTTGAGGAAAGACAGGCAAGAGAAAAGGCAGAAGCCGAAAAACTTGCAGAGGCAGGAAAGAAGGAACCGGAGCAGAAGCAGGAAAGTGTTTCACAGACTGTTGAGGAAGAGGCACAGGAAGAAAGAACAGAAGAAAATCAGGAAGAGAAGACACACACAATAGTAATCAGGGTGTGTGGAACAGGAAACCAGCTCAATGCATTGGGTGAGTTCCTTACGAAAAACAACATTAAATATGAGCAGATACAGTAGGAGGAAATGAAATGGCAGTATCAAACAGTTTGGCAAAAAGACAAGGAACAAGTTTTACGGCATATTTGAAAAATGATGCGGTAAAGAATCAGATTAATGAGGTTGTTGGTGGAAAGAACGGAAAGAGATTCATCAGTTCAATAGTAAGTGCGGTTGGAAACAATCCAACATTACAGGAATGTCAAAATTCATCAATTGTAAGTGCAGCATTGCTTGGAGAGAGTCTTAATCTATCTCCAAGTCCACAGCTTGGACAGTATTACATGGTTCCGTTCAAGGATAACAAAACAGGAACAAAGGTGGCACAGTTCCAGCTTGGATACAAGGGCTACATTCAGCTGGCAATCAGATCAGGACAGTACAAGAAGTTAAATGTGCTGGCAATTAAGAAAGGTGAGTTAATCAGATTCGATCCACTTAATGAAGACATAGAAGTAAATCTCATTTCAGATGAAAATGAGAGAGAAAAGGCAGAAACAATTGGCTATTATGCAATGTTTGAGTATGTCAATGGATTCAGGAAGGCAATGTACTGGTCAAAGGAAAAGATGAAGGCTCACGCAGTGAAGTATTCACAGGGATATGCATCAGACTTGAAGAAGGGAACGAAGTGTACCTTCTGGAGCAAGGACTTTGACGGAATGGCATACAAGACAATGTTGAGACAAATCATAAGCAAGTGGGGAATAATGAGCATTGACCTACAGACAGCACTTGACAGTGACATGACAGTAATTAATGAGGATGGCACACATACATATGTGGAAAGTCCGGAATTAAATCAGGACGAAACATTTGAGGAAGTTGCAGAGCAGAAAATGGAAGAAGCCGAATCACAGCCGGAACAAAAACAGCAGGCAGTTACAAGTGAAAATCCAAAATCGGATAATTCAAAAAATGAAAGTGAAGGAGACTTCCAAAAGGCATTTTTTAATTATTAAAACAGATATTAAGAAATGAATTAACAGACAGTCATAAATCAAAATATATATCACAAAATTGTAAGACCTGTCACCTGAATGGTGGCAGGCAGAAAGGAGACGTGACAATGAACATTTCAGATTACATCCCTTTCGGAAAGGACAATGCGATTTCAAGAAAAAAGCTAGAGAAGGTGACAGGATTGTCAGACAGAGACATAAGGGAAGAAATTGCAATGGCCAGAAGAAACACGGTAATACTTAATCTATCCAATGGACAAGGGTATTTTCAACCAATAGAGGGCGAGGAAGATGAACTTGTCATTAAGTATTACAAACAGGAAAGCAGCAGATTAAAGAGAATAGGTTGGTCGTTGCTGGCAACAAGGAAAAGAGTAAGGGAGATACAGAATGGCAGTTAATGCAAGGCAGAAGGGGGCAAGGTTTGAAAGACAACTTGCCGGGCATCTAAGGGAATACGGATACAGAACCAGAAGAGGTCAGCAGTATTGTGGGGCAAATGGTGATGCAGACGTTGTGGGACTTCCGGGAATACATATAGAAGCAAAACATCAGGAAAAAATGCACTTGTATGACTGGATGGAGCAGGCAAGAAGAGATTCAAGGCAGGATGAACTTCCAGCAGTGTTTCACAAGAAAAACAATGCAGACATTCTGGTGACAATGACACTTGATGATTGGATGCAGATATATAGGGAATATGAAGCAGGAAACTACATTAAGATGGGAGAAATAAATGGGAAGACCTATAAAGGCAGGACTTAGTTATTTCCCAAAAGATGTTGATTATTATGAAGACTTTAAAATAATGGACCTGATGAATGAATATGGTCCATTGGGTCAAACCATTTACGACATAGTCATTTCGATGGTTTACCGAGAGGGTTACTTTCTTGAGTTTAAAAACTTTGAACAGCTCAAGAAGAACCTTCCGGTTAAAATCATCAAGACAATCGGTAACAGATGGGTTAACAAAAAAGACTTTGTGTTACAAGTTATTCTCTCTTGTGCGGACATAGGTCTGTTTGATCATGACCTCCTGATGCAAGGAGTTATAACCTCTGTTGGAATTCAGCGACGCTACGATACAGTGACTGTTAGGAACAAAGTCCAGAAAACAAGGTACAGGTTGATTGATGAAAAAGGTCAACCCTTATTAAATGAACCATTAAAACCGATAAATGTAACAGAAACAAGTGTAAATGTAACAGAAACCAACATAAATGATACGGAAATACAACAAAAGAAAATAAAAGAAAACAAAAGTAAAGAAAAGAAAAATATTGGCTTTTTTGCCAATCATGATTTGAATGTTGCTTTTGATGAATACCTGAAGCTTAGAGAAGAAAAAGGTAAACCAGTAGCAGGCTATCAGTTGAAGATTTTGATTGACAGACTGAATCAGATAGCCGACACGGATGAAGATAGAATACAGGCAGTCAAGAATGCCATAGCAGGTGATTGGAGTAATTTTTATCCTGTAAAGAAAGAGCAACAAAACAAGAAGACATTTAATGACCAAAGGCAATATGACTATCAGGCATTGGAAAGACAACTGATTGAAAACAGAGACAAGAGGAGGAAACAACAAAATGAAAGTTAAGGATATTAAGGACATAGAAATTCGCTTAGAGGAATTGGACAGAATGGAATCGCAAATTTTATTTTCAGTTTCAATCTTATCAGCAGATGATCACGTAAGATTGGCAAGAATCAAGGAAGAGAGAGCAGAGCTTAAGGCGAAGCTGGAGAAAATGAATGAGAAAAAAGACAAGTAAGGAATTTGGCTGCATTTTAACACACGAACAGGAAGAGTTCATAAATGACGGAAGACCAAGAGACAATGCACTAAAGATTTTTAGAGCAAAGGCTTATGGCAATGGAGGAAATAAGGATGGCAAGAATGTCAAAAGAGGAACAGGCAAGACGTGAGGGTATGGCATATGCTCTAAGGTTTGCAAGAGAAAAGGGATTGGATGCCTTGGAAGCAGACCTGAAAATGAGAAATGCCATTGACCTACCTTTAAGGGTATCAAAGGCAGACTTAGACAAATTCAGTGACAATGTTAAGTACAATACAGTACTGTATGTAAAAATCCTAATGGCTGTAACAATGCATGATGAATTTGGTTTTGGTAACAAAAGAATAAAGCAGATGTTTGAGAGATTCGACAACAAGGCTGAATGCATTGCAGAGGATTACAGCACATGGGAAGAGCAGATAAGCATAATTGCAGAAGAATGTGGAATAGACATGGACAGCGAAAGAAGAGACTTAAGAACAGTGATTAAATAAATTAATTTGAAGGCAAAGGAGTAAATAACCAATGAAGAATACACTATCAGATTTGAACAACTATTTGTTTGAAGCAATTGAAAGAATAAATGATGATGAGCTGTCAATGGAAGAACTTGATAAGGAAATCAAGAGAAGTGAATCGGTCAACAAGATTGCCAAGACAATCATTGATAATGGAAACCTGGCATTGCAGGCGAAAAAGCACTTTGATGAATACGGAAGCGGTGAGGATGTTGAAATCCCATTACTTGGAATAACAAACAAATGAATGGAGAGCTGTAAGTAATGTATGGAATGAAATACACGGATGAAATGAAGCAATTCATTCTGGATAATTACAAGGGAAGATATAACCAGGAGCTTGCAGACCTGTTTAATCAGAAGTTCAATACCAACATAACAAGTAGAACGATTAAATCATACAAGGCAAACAATAAATTAAATTCAGGATTAACCGGCAAGTTCAGAAAGGGGCAGACACCACACAACAAGGGCAAGAAAATGCCAAAGGAAGTCTATGAAAAAGTAAAACACACAATGTTTGCAAAAGGCAACGTTCCACCAAACCACAGACCTGTTGGAAGTGAAAGAATTTCAAAAGACGGATACATAGAGGTTAAGGTTGCGGAGCCTAACAAGTGGAGATTAAAGCAGAGAGTTGTGTATGAAGAAGCTAAGGGAAAAATCCCCGAAGGCTGTCCAATAATATTCCTTGATGGAAATAAGAGAAATTTCGACATCGACAATTTAAGGTGCATAACCCGGTCGGAACTACTATATCTCAACTGCAACGGGTTGAACAATTCAAATGAGATTACGGGAACAGGCATTCTAATGGCTAGATTAGACAGAGCCAAGAACAAAAAGAAGCAGGAATTAAAGGACAAAAATGTTAAGAAATGTTAAGGAGTGAAGCAACATACCAAAATATAACTTGTAAAAATGGAGGTTAAAAATGACAAACGAAGAATTTTATAAAGAGAAAATTTATGACGCAATAGCTGAATCAATGGCTGTAAGCGAAGATGGGAAAATAGCTATTTGTAAGCAGATTACTTGTGAGAATTGCATATTCAGGAAAAAGCAGAGGGTGGTGAGCTGTATAGCACAAATGTCAGAGTGGCTTAAACAGGAATACGTTGAGCAGGTAGATTGGAGCAAGGTTAAGGTTGATACACCGATTTATGTAAGAGATTGTGAAACAGATAGTAGTGGTAACGAAAAAACGTGGTATCCTCGTCATTTTGCAAAATTTGAAAATGGGACAGTATATGCGTGGGCTGATGGAGGTACGTCATTTACGGTAAAGAGTGAAGATAGTTGCTGTCATTGGAATTACGCAAAACTAGCAGAAAGCGAGGATTAGTAATGACCAACATAGAAAGAATAAGAACAATGAATATTCAAGAATTAGCAAAGTTCTTTGGGGATTGTTTTTGCTGTGAGTATGAATGTCCTGCAAGAGCCGTTGGTTGTTATGATGACTGCCTTAAAGCTATAAAGAATTGGCTAGAGAGGGAGGACTAGATGGATTGGATAAGATTAATTAAGGCGATATTAATAGGATTGTTTATAATAGTAAATTTAGGCATTTTGTGTAACGTACTTGATAATGATATATGTGCTGCGATTTTTATTGCAGAGTGTGCGATTGCAATTTTTATATTTATTGTTTGGATAGCATATCACGCTATAGGTTGAAAGGAGGAAAGAAATGAGATTAATTGACGCAGATGAACTAATAAAAGTGTTGCACGAATCATTAGATGGTGACGTTGAATTAATAAAAGACTATGAACTACTTGGAATTGATGATTTTATCAATGCACAGCTAACAGCCTATGACGTAGATAAGGTTGTGGAGCAATGCGAAAACGTAGCAGAGAGGTATGCAGACTGTGACGAATTTGTTTGTTCAAAATGTGGTATTCATTTAATGGAGTGGGTGGAAGTAAGTATTGATGAAGATTATGATGATGAAATACATTCAGAGTATGTATTTAAGTATTGTCCTAATTGCGGGGCAAAGATAAAGGCAGGTGATTAGATGGCAATTATTAATACAATAGCTATTATTATGGTAATTGGAGCAGTGTTCGTCTTGTGGGCGATATGCAAGTTGCAGGATAAGGATTAGAAACAAAGGTACATTGACAATTGAATACTGGTAGTTGAGAGTTTTGCGCCAAAATCTTTTCTGTGAAAAACATATGTTACAATTAAGTTGTAACTAAAATAAACAATTTATTAAAGAAAGGAGATCCAAGTATGGATTACATTACGAGAGTTTGTGATATGTTAGAAAAGGTTTACAAAGTAAATCCAAATAAAATGTATCACAACGAAATTGATTGTACCAGAAGAATTTTGGAGAGCAGCATTGGAAGTGACAAAAATAAATTATTAACTTTAAAGGCACAACTAGAAATACATAAAAACAGCACGAGTCATGATTTGAATTGGTTATCTTTATTGATTGTAGCATTCTCATTTGTAACCACAGCAACGGCTGTTAATCCAGCTAATGTTGCACGTATTGCTATTATAGAAATGGCAGTATTGATTGTGTACTTTCTTTGCATCTGGTGGAGCTCAAAAACAAATAGAAATAAATGGAGACAATATATAGCTATTGCGATTGAGGAAATAGAAAAAGAAAAATTTCCAAATTAAAAAACAGCTCGAAACCAACTACCAATATTCGGTGGTTGGTTTTTTTTATGCAGAAAAATAGAGAAAGGATTGAGAGTTTGGAAGAAATGACAGCAAAGGAATACTTGAATCAGGTTAGAAATCTTGAATCTAAGATGAAAATTCTAAAAGAAGAGATAGATACCCTAAGGGAAATGGTGGTGAGTACTGGAGCAATCCAACAGGGCGAGAGGGTACTGTCTTCAGGAACACAGGATAAGATGGCAGAAACAATCTGCAAGATTAATGAAAAGGAATGTGAGTGGAATGATTTGATGCGTGAATTTGCTTTATCCAGAGCAAACGTAATAATCAACATACAGAAGTTAAACAATCCTGAATACGAGCAGATTTTGTACAAGAGATACTGCCAGAGCAAGAAGTGGGAAGAGATAGCACTGGAAATGAATATATCTTACAGGCATGTATTAAGACTACATGGCTATGCATTGAAAGATATTGAGCCGGTTTTAAACGTGTCATAGAATGTCACATTAATCAGTGCTAAAATGATAGAGTAAGAAGTTGAACAGAAGGGACTTCTGTTATCTGAATAGTATCCTCCAATTATTGTATTGGTAAAACAAGGAAAAGGCAGTCGATAGGCTGTCTTTTTTCGTGGGGAAATAGGAGATGAGTTAGTAGGATTATGGAAATAAATTATTTGAATTTGCAAAAGGCAGCATTCGAGGGAGTGGGAGCTTATGATATTCCATTGTTAAGTCCTGAAACATTCACTGATTGTGAATTAATAGGATTTAATCAGGCAAAAACCTGTAAAGAACGTGGAAATAAGGCGGTGCATTTCTTTTTATATGATTACCAGTTTGAAAGAATTTGGAACAGACCTGATGCATACGTCGATATGCTAAAACAGTTTAAATGTATATTCAGCCCAGACTTTAGTGTGTATTGCGATTATCCAAGAGCATTGCAAATATATAACCATTATAGAAAGCATTGGATAGGTGCATATATGCAGATTAATGGAATCAGTGTAATACCGACAATCGGATGGAGTAATGAAGACAGTTTTGAGTGGTGTTTTGATGGAGAACCAAAAGGTTCAGCGGTTGCAGTTTCAAGTGTTGGAACACAGAAAAATAAGCAGGCAAAGGAATTGTTTATGAATGGGTACAAAGAAATGTTGGAGAGATTAGAACCAACACAAATATTATTTTATGGAAAAGTACCAAGTGAAATAAAAGACGATAGAGTTATTAATATGAGTGCTTTTCAGGAAAGGTTTAGAAAAAAGTAATGGGCGGACGTGGAGCAAGTAGCGGACTAACAAAGAAATCTTCAAAAAGTAATATAGACATGATGAGTGAGTTCAGAAATGCTGGAACAATTGTAGTTGATAAAGAAGTCAAGAACTTAAATAGTGTACTTGTTGACAAAACATTAAAAGGGGTTCGTGACACTTTGAATGAATTTGGATTACCTTTGTCAGTAGTGACAGGTATAGGATTATCATTGTCTAATGACGCTGAGGCAAGTGCTAATGGTATGGGACAGTTGGGGTTTTCATCAAAGTATTACAGTTCGTCAAATAATGAATTCACACCTAGTGATTATACTGCTGATTATACAGCATATGGAACAGGAACTCATGAGGCAGGTCATTTAATATCAAACTATCTTATGAGAAAAAGTAACAGCTCACTTACTAAATTTCAGCAGGCAAAGCTAAGAACATCTGGAAAGTGGGATAGAAATATTTTAAAGCAAGCGAAAAAGATAAATGGTGGTAAATTATCGGCAATATCAAAGTATGGTAGTAATACTAAAGGTAAAGCAGCAGGAGAAGTTGTGGCTGAGGCTGTTTCTGAATATATGAAAAAGGGAAAATCTGCTAGTTCAACTAGTAAGGCTATAGTTCAAGCATTGAAATCATATGTATAGTAAGAGGTTTTATGATGGGAGGAAGAGGAGCAAGTAGCGGAATAAGTAAAGCAGGAAAAGTATATGGAACAGAATACAATACAATATATCAAGTAGAAAATATAAAATTTATTGTCCAGAATGAGAAAACATCTATTAAAACACCTATGGAAACAATGATAAAAGATAGAATATATGTGACACTAGGAAATGATAATGTTCCTAAATCGATTACATTCTATGACGAAGATGGTAAAAGGAATAAACAAATAGATTTAACACATTTTCATAAGATAAATGATAATCTAGTAATGCCACATACGCATAGAGGATATTGGCATGCAGAAAATGGAACAGCAAAATTATCAACAAAGGAAGAAATGTTAATTGACAAAATATTAAAAAAATGGGAAGATTATAGACGAGGGAAGTAGTTTATGAGTGAGAACAATGGGTGCAATCAAACAATGCACTAGTGCAACAAGACCAGCCAATAGGTTGTGAGTACACAGGTGAGATTGTGACAGAGGAGGCGGTTGAAATCCGTTCGCCCTTATTAATAGAGCTTTTGCAATTTAGCAAGGCTCTATTTTTTATGCACAAAAGTAAGAGAGGTGGTGTTGTGAATAATGAATTAAAAACATATGAGCAGGCAGAAACAGACTATATGAATGGTTTCAAATATAAAGAAATAGCCGAGAAATATAATGTATCAATTAGCACAGTAAAATCTTGGAAGACAAGGTATAACTGGAATCGAAAAGGGCAAAAAAGTACGCGTACAAAAATGGAAAAAGTACGCATACAAAATACTACTTCTTTTGATGAAGTTGAGCAGGTAGTTGAAAACGATAATCTAACGGACGAACAAAGGTTATTTTGCATTTACTATGTTCGTTGTTTTAATGCAACCAAGGCATACATGAAAGCCTATGGTGTTAAATATAATGTTGCAGCAGTTTCAGGTTGCAGATTGTTGCAAAAGGAAAAAATAAGAAAATGCATCACGGAATTAAAACAGAACAGATTGAATAGGGAAATGTTGTCGGAAGAAGACATATTCCAAAAATATATGGATATTGCCTTTGCAGACATAACGGACTACGTAACCTTTGGTCAGGAAGAAACGGACGTTATTGGAGCATTTGGTCCTGTAAAGATTAAGGATAAAGATGGAAATGAGAAAGTATTAAAGCAGAAGCTAAATGTTGTTAAATTCAAAAACTCTGACGAAGTGGATGGGACTTTAATAGCAGACATTAATCTTAGAAATTCATCTGTAAGGCTAATGGATAGGATGAGAGCTCTTGATTGGTTGGCAAATCATATGGATATGGCAACTTCTGAACAGAGGGCAAGGATAAAACTTCTCAATGTTCAGGTTGACAGGGCAACAGGTAAGGCTAGTGAGGAAGAAATATCAAGAGTGGATGAATTACTGATGCAGATTAAAAAACAGGCAGGTGACAAAGATGGTTCTAAGTGATAAGCAGATGGAATTTGTAAGGAATGCAAATCACAGATACAACGTAAAGACCGGGGCAACCCGTTCAGGAAAATCTTATATGGATAACTTATATACCATTCCGTCAAGAATAAGGGAAAGAGTTGGCAAGGATGGATTAAATGCAATCATAGGAGTATCAAAGGGAACCATTGAAAGAAATGTTTTGCAACCAATGAGAGAAATATATGGCCCTAACTTGATTGGAGATATAGGTTCAAACAACATTGTCAGTATTTTTGGAGATTATGCCTATTGTCTTGGAGCTGAGAAAGTAAGTCAGGTATCAAAACTTAGAGGTTCATCA